GAAGCCGCAGGCTACCTACCTTTGCAGAGTGCGCCCGTTGAAGCAGCCCCAGCAGCCGAGGTAGTGCCTGAGCCTGTTGTAGACGTGCCAGCCGTTTAATCTCAGGGTATAGCGTGGCACGACCTTCTAAGCTGACGGCTCGCCAGTGGGAGTCTATTGGCAAGCGGCTGATAGGGGGCGAGTCAGTATCCGCATTGGCGCGAGAGTTCAAAGTCGGCAAGTCTACGATTTCCGAACGATTTTCCGAACGCACAAACATCGTGAAAGCCACGGCAGGCTTGATTGTGAAGACTGAAGATGCATTGGCGTCCTTAAGCATTTCCGAACAAGTTTCCGCACACGACATGGCATCGCGCATGCGGTCAATCTCAGGCCACCTGATGGGGGCTGCAGACTACGGCGCTGCCACTGCGCACCGGCTGTCAGGAATAGCCCACGGCAAGGCGCAAGAGATTGACGACGCCGCGCCACTGGACGATGAAAGCCTGGCCGCCATGAAGGGCATCGCTGTGCTGACCCGTATGGCAAACGATGCCAGCTCCATTGGTCTGAACTTGATCGCTGCGAACAAAGACGCTGTGGCAAAACTACAAAACCCGCCGAAGGGGCCATCAGGTCTAAATCACTTCTATGGAGACTCCGACGACTAAGCCGACGCTGAACCCGGCGCTCAAATCGTTTTGGAAAGCCAAGGCCCGCAATCGGGTGTTGTACGGAGGACGGGCCAGTTCAAAGAGCTGGGATGCCGCTGGGATGGCGGTGTACTTCGCTGACAACTCAAAGCTACGCGTTCTGTGCGTGCGGCAATTCCAGAATCGAATCAGTGAGTCGGTCTATGCCTTGCTGAAGATCCAGATCGAGCGCTTCGGCCTCTCTGAACGATTCGACGTTCAGCGCGACAAGATTTACAGCGCGGCTGGCAGTGAGTTCATGTTCTACGGACTGTGGCGCTCGATTGACGAAATCAAGTCACTTGAAGCCGTGGACATTCTCTGGATTGAAGAGGCCCACAACCTCACTGAAGAGCAATGGAAGACGCTGGAGCCCACGATTCGGAAGTCGGGCTCGCAGGTATGGGTGATCTTTAACCCGAAGCTGGCGACTGACTTTGCCTATAAACGGTTCGTGCTTAATCCTCCGGCTGACACGATCATCCGAAAGATCAACTACGATGAAAACCCGTTTTTGTCGGGGACGATGCTGAAGATCATCGAGGCGGCCAAAGCCGAGGACCCGGACGAGTTCGCCCACATCTACGGCGGAGAGCCCAAAGACGATGACGAAGCGGTCATCATTAAACGGTCGTGGATTCTGGCCTCGATTGATGCCCACAAGACGCTGGGCATGGGGCCGACTGGCACTAAGCGCCTTGGCTTTGACGTGGCAGACAGTGGTGACGACAAGTGCGCAACGGTCTTTGCGCATGGGTCCGTGGTGTCCTGGGCCGATATGTGGAGTGCTGGCGAAGATGAGCTACTGAAGTCCTGCACACGGGTTTACCACTCTGCGCGGGAACGCGGCGCATCGGTCACGTATGACTCTATCGGCGTCGGCGCTACGGCCGGCGCGAAATTTGGTGAGCTGAATGCAGCCCTGAAAGACTCGAATCGCGTGCAGTATGCCAAGTTCAACGCTGGCGGCGCGATATGGCGGCCTGAGGCGGTTTACTCACAAGGCACCAAGAACAAGGATATGTTCAGCAATATCAAGGCTCAGGCGTGGTGGTTGCTGGCTGACCGATTCCGAAACACGTTCAATGCCATCCGCAATGGGCAGGTGTTCAAAGACGATGAATTAATCAGTTTGTCAAGCGACACGCCGCATTTGTCAACGATTATCGATGAGTTGTCAACGCCAAAGCGCGACTATGACCAAAACGGGCGCGTCAAGGTTGAGAGCAAAAAAGACCTTGCCAAGCGCGAAGTAAAGAGCCCAAACCTGGCAGACGCTGTCGTGATGGCCTTCGCCCCTGGACAAAAGCACATGAGCATCAGTGACGAAGCAGTAAACCTATTCAAATGAAACGTCAAACCAGAAAACCAGTCGCCGCGCCTGCACCTGTCAAGAAGACGGGTATCAGCGAGTCGGCACTGGCACGCTTTGCACCTGAGCCGCCCACCATCCGCTACGAGGTGAAGCCGCCTGAATTGATGCGCGGCGTGTTGCCTGCTGGCGTCATGGCGATGGACGCAGGATCGGTCTACGACTACGCCAGTCAGTACTATGACGGTCAGGGCTTCCCCGGTTATCCGCACCTGTCCAGCCTGACGACAAAGAGCGAGTACCGTTCACCCGTTGAGACGACCGCCAACGAAATGACGCGCAAGTGGCTCAAGATCGTGGCGCATGGCGACGGCGACGTGTCCAAGAAAATCGAGATCATCGAGGCTGAATTGAAGCGCCACAAAGTGCGCGATCTGTTCCGCTTGGCCGCAGAGCAGGATGGCTTCTTTGGGCGCGCACAGATTTACATCAACATCAAAGGCGTGTCCGATGATGGCCGAAAGCTGCCATTGGTGATTGACCCGGCCACGATCAAAAAAGGTTCACTGATTGGCTTCAAAGCCATCGAGCCGCTTTGGACCACGCCTTACGCCTACAACTCAACCGACCCGGTAGCGCCTGATTTTTACAAGCCGACGAGCTGGTGGGTAATGGGAAAGCAAACGCACGCCAGCCGATTCCTGACGCTTGTCAGTCGCCCGGTGCCTGACATGCTCAAGCCCGCTTTTAACTTTGGCGGGATGTCAATGTCCCAGCTTATGGAGCCCTACGTTGAGGCATGGTTAAGGACGCGGGATTCGGTTTCTGACCTGCTGCACTCGTTTTCTCTGAGCGGCATCCTGACGGATATGGCCAGCACGCTTTCGGGTGGTCCCGGTGATGACCTGATGAAGCGGGCGAAGCTGTTCAACCAAACACGCGATACCCGTGGCCTGATGCTGCTGGACAAGGAAAACGAGGAATTTTTCCAGTTCAACACGCCATTGTCGGGCCTGGACGCATTGCAGGCGCAGAGCCAAGAGCATATGGCCGCACCGTCGCACATGCCGTTGGTGAAGCTGCTGGGCATCACGCCGAGTGGACTAAATGCATCCAGCGAAGGGGAAATGAGCTGCTGGTACGACTTCGTGGCATCAATGCAAAGCAACCTATTCACCGAGCCGATGAAAAAGGTTATCGACCTGATCCAGCTGGACCAGTTCGGTGAGATTGACGACGCCATCGGGTTCGAGTTTGAGCCTTTGGAGCAAATGGATGGCACTGAGCTTGCTGCCATCCGCAAGTCTGACGCTGATTCTGGCGCGGCCTACATTACGGCGGGTGTGATTGCGCCGTTGGAGGAACGCACACGGCTTGCCGCTGACCCGCTTTCGGGCTATACATCGCTTGATGTGGATGACCTGCCGGAAGCGCCGGGAGATCCTGATGCCGAGCCTAAAGATGGACTGGGGCAGGATGCTGGGTTCAATGAAGGCGACCATCCGAGAGCGAGTAATGGCGAGTTCGGGAGTGGCGAGGGTGGCGTTGAGAAATCCTCTTCTATTTCAAAGAAAACACCATACGGAGAATTTAATCTGAAGAGTGGGACGATTGATGGCGCTCAACTTATATCATCCCAGGATTATTTGGATGATGACGTTGTTGACGAGAAATCAAAAAACGGAGATTTTGCCGTCCAAATTTCACCAGAATTCGAGGTTAATGGTGAAAGGTATCGCGTAATTACAGACGGACATCATAGTCTCGCTGCTGCAATAAAATCAGGAAACACGCCTGATTTCGAAGAGCAAGACTCAAGAGATAATGACAATATTGGAATCCTTGAAGATGGGAAGATTGATAGTTTTCTTGAATCTATTCATATGGGAGACGAATGGAGAAACCGAATAACCGGTAAATCCGCTTTTTAAGGTGGATTGCAGCATGAAACCGATTAAGCTCGTCGCCCCCACAGCCAAGCCAATCCACCTGACCGCACTACACCCGAATGAGGGAGTAGAGGCGCTGTACAAACGCAAGCTGCAAGACCTGATCACCGAAATGTCGGCCAGCGTGATCTACTGGACGCGGGCAGCATGGCGTAAGGACAACCCGCTTATGGCGCAGGATGCAACCACGGCCATTAGTGACAACCACGGGCGCGTGCTGACCCATCTACGCAAGACCATGACGCGCTTAAGTGCGCATTGGACGAAGCGCTTTGATGACCTGGGGCCTGAACTGGCAAAGGTGTTTGTAGACGGGGCCACGGCGCACACTGACATGGCGTTCTCTGCGTCATTGGCTAAGGCTGGGTTTTCGGTGAAGTTCAAGCCGACACCGGGCAGCATGGAGGCGTTTCAGGCGGTGCTGCATGAAAACGTGGGGCTTATCCGCAATATCTCGGATGACTACCTGGCAAAGATCGAAGGCGACGTATGGCGGGCCGTCTCATCTGGGTACGATCTCAAGACACTGACTGACACGCTACAGGATCGCTACGGAATGACGCATCGGCGGGCGGCATTGATCGCCCGTGACCAGTCAAGTAAAGCCAGTGCGGTGATCGAGAACACGCGGCGCAAGGAGCTGGGGATCACTCAGGCAAT